CCGACCATCAGGAAGACAGCCGCCTGTACGGCCGGCGGCAGCGGGCTTCCGAATGAACGATTGCAGTAATGCTCGGCGGCAGCCTCCGCAGCGTCACAATAAGCGGTGATGATCGAGTCATCATCGGTGCCAGTGACGCGCAGATGCGCTTTGACGCTGGAAAGGCTGGAGATCGGCATTACTTGGCCTTGGCTGCCCTGTGGGTCTTGGCGTCGACGTGCGCGGATTCGTGCTTCGGCGCGCCTACGACCTCTGCCCAGCCCTCGGCAATGGCAATGCGATGGAACTCGGGTTCGTCGAACTCGGCCTCGTCGCCGGCCTTGTGCGACTTGACGTCGCAGCCACCGTGGGCGAAATCGAAATCCTTCAGGATCTTGTATTTCATGATTGCCTCCAATGAAGGCGCCCGCCGAAGCGGGCGGGATGGATTACGCCGAGACGCCCACGCCAGCGGCGTTTGCGATCACGGTTGCGTCTTGCGTGGTCGGGCGGTATTCCGCCTTGTACTGAATCGCGATGATTCCGTTCACGACAGCGTTTGCCGTAGTGCGCGTCAGGCTCGCGAAGATGTAGCGCAACTGCGGATCGCAGACGTCCACAATCAGTGCCGCGTTGTCGGCATTTGTCGCGTCCGCGGTCCACGGGCTGGTCGCCTTCTGCGTGACGGGCGTCGGCGAACTCGTGCTGCTGGCCGTGTTGCCCTTCGCCGTCAGCGTCAGGACGCTGGTCGCGGTGACGTCGCCGAGCAGCGCGATGAACATCACGCCGTCATAGCCCTGCATGTCAAGCACGCTCGACAGCACCTCAGTTTGAGCGGCAGCGGCAGAAGCCGCAACCACGCTCACCTTCACGTTTTTCAGAAGATTCATGTCGTTTTCCTTTCAGAATTTGGTAATGAGGGCGCGCTAGGCACCCTCGCTGGCTTAGGTCGAGAACTTGAGGAACTTGAGCGCCTCGGTGTTCTGCGCACCACCGCCAGTACGCTTCGTGCTGTAGAACAGCACGTAGGGTTTGGCGGTCAGCGGGTCGCGCAGCGTGCGGATACCAAGACGGTCAACAATCAGGTACGCCTGCTTGAAGTCGCCCAGCGCCAGCGACAGCGAGTTCGTCGCGAGCGCCGGCATGTACTGATCGATGCGCACCGGGTAGCCGAGCAGGCGGTCGGGTTGACCGGCTTGCAGCGCGGGTTCCCACAGGTAGCGGTCGCTCGTCGATTCCTTGAACTTGCGGATTGCTGTGCGGACTTCGCGACGCATGCAGAACGTGGCGTTCTGCAGGTACTGATCCTTGAAGGCGCCGATCAGGTCTTGGATCGGGTCGGCCTTGGTCGTGTGGAAAGCACCGTTAGCGCCGGTCACGATATGCTCGAACTGGCCCCACGCGCGGGAACCGTCGCCAGTTGCTGCCGTGGTGTACGCGGCCAAGCCCTTCGGCTGACCAACGCCGGTTCCGGTCCAGAAGGCGGTGCCCTCGACTCGAGCGAACTTGTCGGCGATCTTGCTGGCGAGCCATGCCTCGACGTCGACCGCTGCGTCATCGAGGATGCGCTGCGACACCTTGGGCATCGCGTACATCTCGTGCGCCTCAATGCGCCACTTGCCGACCTGCGGCGTGTTCGTCTCGGGGCGGGCATCGATCTCCGAGACCCAGCCTGCACTGCCATCGTCGTTGTCGAGCATGCCCTCGATGTCGTTCGTGCTTATGGTCTGCACCGTCGCGAGCTGACGCATGGTCGACTGCTCGTAAATCTTGCCGAGGGTCGCGCCCGCCGTTGCGTGAGGCAGCATGTAGCCGCCGTCCGCGTCGAGGCCAGCGGTCATGGCCTTGCGCTCGTCGCCCGTCAGGTTTTCCGGCGATGCGCCGACAGCCAGCTTGAAGAAGCCGGACTTGTAGTGCATGTACGCCTCGACCGACAGGTCTCCAGGATGCGCCTTGCCCTTGAGCTGGTAGTCCGAGCGCAGGGCGATGTTGAAGCCCTTCACCTCGGCGGCCAGGTCGGCTTCATCCTTCGAGCCGCCGACGCCGGGACGATTGGCCTTCTTCGCCAGCTCGTCGACCGCATCCTTGATCTCGTCGAACTTGTCCAGCGCCGCGGAGAGCGTTTCGACCTTCGCCGTCAAATCGGCGACCGCCTTGCCGTCAGCTTTGGCTGCGAGCAGTTCGGTATTCGCCTTGGTGAACTCGTCGAACGCCTTCTTGCGCTCGTCGAGCATGTCCTTGATGTCTTTGATTTCCATCGAACTTTCCTTTCGGGAATAAAAAAACCGCCCGGAGGCGGTTCGTTGCTGTAGTTGCGGGGTTGACTAGATGGCCTTGCAGCCCTTGAGGACTTCGGCCAATTCGGCCAGCTCGGAACTGCCAGCGTCCTGCATGGCAATCAAGCTCTTGAAACCCTGATTGATCACAATCCGGGCCTCGCTTCGCGACAGCCCAGCGTCCTGCATGAGCCATCGTTCGAAATCTCGTTCCGTGAAGTCGCCGGACTTCACGGAGGTAACGCGCGCCTTGCCGTTCGCTGGGAACGTCACAGGGCTGATCTCCATCAGTTCGACCTCGTGCAGTCGGCGGCGAGGCTCGCCCTCCTTCGTGCCGAGGGTGAACTTCTTGGCGACGTAGCCGATGGACAGCCCGTCAATCGCGGGGCGCGGCTGCATCTTCATGAGGGTGTAAATCTCGATGCCGCGCGGCGTCGGCGCGAGGATGCCCTTCGTCTTGAGCCCGGTGCCGTTTTCAACCAGGCTGTCCCACACGCCGATCGGCGTCATGTCGGTTGAGCTGATGCCCCAGCCGCCGTGCTGCGCGAGCATCGACGGCCAACGGCCAGTTTTTGCGGATTCGGCTAGGGTATTTGCGAACGCGCCTTGCTCGATGACGTCGCCGTAGCTGTCAACGTTGCCGAACACGGCACCGTAGCCGCTGAACCGCATTTCCTTGGTGTCATCGGCGGCAGCCGTCTCAATCTCGCTTAGGGCGAAGAATTTACGTTCCATTTCTGTGCCTTTCAGGCTGGGGCGGATTGCGCCGCTGATCCGGGCGGCAGCTTTGCTGCGTCGCCACCCATCGGGTTTAGTTCTTCAAGCATGCGAATTTCGTCCGGCTGCATCCAGCCAGGATGGCCACCCGAACCAAGCGCCTTTGCGTAGTACTCTGCGCGGTCCTTCGCAGCTCCTCGCATCAGACCAGCGGCCATGAACTTGAAGTAGTAGCCCTGCGCACGCTCGGCTTTCGTCAGCAGGTTGATGTCTGCCGACTGCTCAATCCGGGCGTACCACGGTGCAAGCGTGTGGATGACGTGCGCGAGAAACATCTGCTCCGCGCTCGCGTAGGTCGTGGCCTTGTCGGACTCGTACACCATGATCGGCGACACGCCGACAAATCGGCAGACCTCGACCACCTGGTTCTTGCGCGTCTCCAAGTGCTGTGCGTCAACTCCTGACATCGTGGTTGATACCCACTTTGCCTGCCGGTCGAGCACCATCGGGGCGCCGGGATCGCTCGCGACCTGAGCCTTTAGCCAGTCAACCAATTTTTTGTGTTGTTCTGGGTTGAGCACCCCGTCAACAGAGTAGACGCCGGTTGTGTGGACACCGTTTTTGTGCAGGCCGGCATGCGATTCTTCAAGCGCTATTGACAGCCCTAGAGCCTCACGAGCGATATGCAGCACGTCAACGCCGATCAACGAGTCCCACGACGGGCCGCGAACATGCCACACCTGATCGGCGGTGAGTGTTTCTGTCTTTCCGTCGGCGCCGTTTACTTCATAAGTGACCGTGTAGTCTGCGGCCTGTTTCTTCTTGACGCGGCCCGGATTCAGCAGGATCAGTTCGGCGATGCGCCCGCCGACAACCTTGTTCTTGAACACGTAGGCATTGCCGAGAGCCGCGTGGATCGTCAGCGTCTCGCGAAACTCGAAGCTAGACGTCCACTCGTTCGGCTGCGACGTGATCAGGTCGTACAGGTTGTGCTCGCGTGCAGCCTCAATCTTGTTCAGGCCGTCAACCTTTTGTTCTCTGAACAACTTGAACGGCACCTGTGCGACACCCTGTGACAGAACCTTGATGCAAGCATAGAGCGCGGCAACCTTGAACGCGTTTTCAAGGGTGACCGTCGGCCCGGCCTTCGAAGCGCGGCCGGCGCGGAGCATTTCCGCCCAGATTGCCAGCGGATCACTCTTGCGCTCGGCAAGTGCGCGCGCGAATACACCCATTACTGACTCCGCGCCATGATCCAGCCAGCGACCATCAATAGCAGGCCAGCAACCACCCAGCCGGCAGGGGCGTAGATCATCCACGCACCGACCGAAACTGCTGTGGCGCCGCCGCAGAGCAGCAGATCAGGCACCAGAGAATTGAGTTTCTTGAGCATCGTTACGTGGTTTCCCAGAATGATTTTTCCGTTGATTCGGATTTCATCGTCATTGCTGCCGCCATCACAGCCGCAACGACCAAGTCAATGCGTCC